CCGGGGTGAATGACATGCTCCAGCGCCCAGCACTCACCATTGAGGCCATGCGCAACCACCAGGGTTTCCAGTCGGCCAGCGGTTTGCACGTCGGTGAAGCTGGTCAGGTAGAGGCCGCCCATCGGCACCTCTTTCCATGTCTTCTCTCGCCTATCCAGCAGGCGCTGGTGATCCAGCTTCTCGCCGGTCTCCTCGATGTAGACCTGCCCCAAATCCGTGTTGATAAAGCCTTGCCGGGTGTTGGGGTCGTCCTTTTGGTCGTACCACCGCTCTATCATGTTGCTCCACGGGTCGGTGGGCGACAGATAGCCAGGCATGTAGTACGCCACCCGCCGCACTTTCAGCGGCTGGTTGCTGGCATCAAAGAAGTCGAGGCCGTTGCGGGTCCACACCCCGGTATCTGGGTCTTTCCAGATCCCTTGCTTGGCCAGATCCAGATAGTCCTCGTACTTGAAGGACTCGCCGCAAGCGCGGCACTGGTAACCCACGGTCATCGGGTCGCTGTTTTGCCACTTGAACCCGTAGGTGGCCGTTTTGCTGGTCCACTCCAGATGCTGCTCCTCACCGCAGTGAGGGCAGGGGATGTGAAAACGCAGGTGGATCTTGGCGCGTTTGGACAGCCGCTGGATGTGGCTGGCACCGTCCTTGGTCGGGGTTGAGCCCATGCGCCGCATCGGGAACGGCGAGCCGTTGGTGCGCTTATACATCAGCACGAACGGGTCGCCCTCTTTGGAGCTTTTGCCCTGCACGTTCGAGACGAACGCATCCACCTCGTCACCGAACACCGCATCGAGCGAGTCGCCGCGGAAGTTGCCGGCCGCCTGGCCGCCGAGGCAGCGCATGGCTGCACCGATGAACGATTTCAGGTTGGTGGTGTTGCCGGGGCCACGCTTGCCCAGGCTCGGGAAAATCTTCTTGAATGGCGGGCTGTCGCGCAATGCGGGGTCAAGCTCAACATCCACATACTTCTTGATCGCGTTGTCGTCTTCCCGATAAAAACCGATGTTGCGGCGCTTGTGCTCTATCAAATAGAGCTTGGCGGCCATCATCATTTTGGTGCTACCTACCCGGGCACCTTTGAAGTTGTAAACCTCGTGAATGTCGTCGCTGCCCATGGAGTTGAGCGGGGCAATCTGGACCGGGTGGGTCTTCCACCAACAGGCCACATAGCTCGACTCTGGGGAGAGGTAAAAATTCTGATCAGCCCACTCCACCGCCGACATGGGCTTTTTGGATTTGAACTGGGCCAGCACTCGGCGGATCGACCGCTTGAGCGCCTTTACCGTAGTGCTGCTTACGCTCATTCATCATCATCGCCTTGGTCGTCATCATCCAGCTGGTCGTAGTCGCTCAGGTCGATCTCGATTTTTGCCAGCGAGTTCTTGAGGTCTACAAACTCACCCTTGAGCAGGTCCATGCTGCGCTCTGGCAGATCCGGCACCGCCAGTTTTACTTTCATCAGCGCCGAGTCGAGGGCCGGGGGGATCTGCTCTATGACCTTCCCAAGCGATTCAGTGAGCAGCCAGATAGGGGCATTCTCCTGGCGCATCAGCTTGAGCTTTTCTTTCAGCAGCTCGTTCTGCAGCGACTTGCGCTCCTGGTCCAGTTCGCTGTTGCCCTGTTCTGGGTCGTCGAACTGGTCATCATCGCCACTGTTGCGACCGGCTTTGATGTAAGTGATGTATTCCTGCACCGCTCGTTTCAGGTCCATGCCCGCCTTGCCGGCGCCTTTGTGCATGAACCCCTGCGACTGCAGATTGCGTATTTGACGATCGCTTTTGAGGCCGAGGAAGTCGGCTACCTCTTGCTGGGTCGCCATGGTCTGTCTCCTTGCAATGGTGTGGACCCGGCATCTTTGCGGGTGAACCAGAAAGAACGGGCAGGCCTACCATTTCCAGGCCCACGCCATTGCAGTGAATCGAGTGGGGCACGGTGCCCCACCAAACAAAAGGCCGCATCATGCGGCCTCGTTACTTGCTGATCAGGTCGGCTGGGGTCTGGTGCCCACCCGGGCATCCGTACTCGCCATGATGGAGCGGGAAGCTGCGGCCGCACTCGACACACTCGAAATGGGTTCCCTCGTTCTCGATGATGCCGCGGGCGGCATAAACGAGGTTTTCAAACCCTTCGGTGAAACAGGTGTGAGCACGGCGGATGGCTTCATCGTGGTTGGTCAGCGGCAGCAGTTGATTGAGCAAATCCTCCAGCTGCTGCTTTTGCTCGGCGATGGTGCTGTAGGTGCTCATTGGGTGGACTCCAGCTTTGTGATGCGGCGGTCAAGATCCCGGGTTTCGCTGGTCAGGTTCAGCACGGCGGTGCCAGTATTGCGTGACAGCTCCAGCTGATCTTTCTCGACCTCTTTAAGCCGCACCTCCTGGCTGGCCATGATGGCCTGGTTATCAGCAGCGGCGATCGTCAGCTTGTCGATCGAGTTAACCATTCGGTTACCCTGCCAAACCAGCACCCCCTGCAGACTGATGAACAGCCAGGCAGTGACCTTAATCAGGGAGGGGCTGCTAATGCTCATGTTTGCCTCCTCGTTTATCGGCCCATTCGCGGGTCAGTCGCTTGTCGCCATTGCAGACGCCAATGGCCATGTAAAGCTGTTCGATGTGGGCGCTCATGTCCCGGTTCCGCTCAATCGGGCGGCTTGGCTCCGGGATCGGCGTCGGCTGCAGGTACGCGGTTGGCGGCGTCAGCGTCAGCGTCTCGGTCTTGGTCACGATAATGGGCTCGGGAGTCGCCGAGCAGCCTGCCAACAGCAGCAGGCACAGGCTGATCAGCCCATGCTTTAACGTCAGGGTCTTCATCTTCCAACTTCTCCTGTTTGGCCAGCAGGGCTTCATATTCCTGGTAGGTCTGGCGGCGCCTTCGCTCTGCTTCCTCCAGGGCGAATCGTTCATCATCCAGCGATTGCTTGAGGAACGCCGTGGTGGCGCGCTCACTGGTCAGCGCGGCGCCGGTGGCCTGCAGCGCCAGCCGCTGAACGGCGAGATCCTGATGCAGACCATCAATGGTGGCGGCCTGCTTTTTCTCCATCAGCCAGCGCTCGGTCACCTTGCCAGCGGTGGCGATGGCCCACATGGCCAGCAGCAAAAGCCCAGCTGGCAGCAACCAGCTGGGCAAGGGTCGGATCGTCATAGGGTCAGTCTCTTGTAGATGTGCCTGATGGCGGGGGCATAGCCGCGGGTCTCCTTGGCATGCTTTCCGGTCACCATATGCAGGCAGGCCATGATCTCCTCGTAGAGAGGAGGGCCGCCGCACAACTTCTGGGACTTGATGATATTGCCTGCACCGCCGTTATAGCTGGCCAGCGCAAGGTTGTGCCGGTCATCTTCCGGCCGCGGGCTTTTCCAGATGGCGCGCTGCCGGTACATGTACCAGGCGCCGGCCTTGATGGACTCCCCGGGGTCGTGTGGGCCAGCAAGGGTGCCGCTGACCCGTTGCCACTCTGCCCAGGTGCCAGGCATGAACTGGGCGATGCCACGGGCACCTGCAGGGCTCACCGCGTTGGGGTTTAGCTGGCTCTCCTGGATCAGCTGCGCCTTGTAAAGGCGCCAGTCCAGCATGGGCAGCCACTCGCGGGAAGCAGAGCGGATCTGCAGGTCGTACCTGCTAGGCCATGAAGAAGGCCAGCAGCATAGCGACCACAGCAAGCCGCACAGACAGATAGATAGATTGAGACTGCGCATCGGCTTTACTCCACCAGGCGTCAACATCGGTGTTATTGATGCTGTCGATCTTCTTGATCACCCAGAACAGCAGGGGCAGGGCAATGCACAGGCGCACCAGCGGTCCCACTATCTGCATGACGAACAACAGCCAATCATTAAGGTTCATGGCACCCTCCGGGCATAAAAAAAGGCCGCTTGCGCGACCTTGGAAAACTTGACTCGTATCAATTGGGCAAACCTGTTTCAGGTTATATACACGCTACCATATTCGCCGACAAACCGCAATATATTCATGGTTGGATATTGAAAATTTTCAAGGTTGGCGCGGTCAGCTGAAATACTCCTCGTACTCTGATGCCCGCACTCTGACATGACGCAACTCCACCTCTTTCAGCGCCCGAAGATCTCCGGGCTTCTCTGCTGCAACTCGCAACTGGGCCTCATGGTAGTGGGCCAATGCCTCCTGCAGGTGCTCCTGGCGAAAGTCTTTGCCGCCCTCCGGCCAATAGATCACCCGATGCACGACCAGCTTTTCCTCGTCATCAAGGCGCTGCTTAATCTCGTTGGCCACCTCCAGCAGTCTGCAGAGCTGGTCATAGTCGAGCGAGTTGACGTAACCACTAATCCCGCCACGATGGGACCAGTTAAAGCTGTCCTTGATACCCTCTCTTGCTCGTATAAAACCTTCACGCATGCCGGCAAGATACTGGTCATCTGCGACACCGGCCGCCATGTTGATCATGTTGGTAAGGTAGTCGTAGAGCGTTTTTAACTCGGGCATCAGCCCCTTGTTGTCTTCCTGCATTTTCAACTCCGTCAAATTTTGGTGAATCTGTATGTCTCTCGATGCACAAACAGTTTGCGCTTGGTGTCCAGATTGATGGCTGCAAACCACTCTGGTCCGGCAAGGTGAGCAGGCAGTGGTTCATGGCGCAAGCTAACGCCGTCATCCACTATCACCTTGTCCGGTTTTGGCAAAATCTCGATCAGGATGGTGCGCGGCTCAAACTCTACAAGGCACCCTTTTTCGTCCTCGAAAGGTTCGCTGATAGCCTCGGCATGATAGCGATGGCCAATAGTCAGTTCAGTCTGCATTAGCTTCCCTCTGTTGCTTGTTCGGCAGGGACCAGATCCTTGTGGTAGGCATCCAGTCGGCCCCTGAAATAGCTCTTGTGCTCGCTCGCCACTGCGCGCATGGCGTTGACCACCTCAACCCTGGTGATCTTGCCGGTGACGAACTGCTTGACCAGGTGCGCCGCCTCCTTGTCCAGCTGGATGCGATCCCTGTCTGCCTTTGGCAGCAGGGCCAGATTAGTCGTGGGGAACATCCATCACCTCCGCCAGTACCTTGCTGCTGTTGCTGGCCCCGAACTGCAGCGACTCGGGGCTGACCCTGCCCATGCTGGCCTCGGTCAGCAAGATGGTGTTGGCCTGCAGGGCATGGAGCAGGCGCACCTCCAGATCGGTTGCGCGGCGCAGCACCATACCATCGTCATCGACTACCTGATGCTGACGGCCCGCAAACAGGCCTGACAGGGGGCGCAACCGCTCGCCCCCGGTAACTCCCCCGCGCTGATTTTTTGCAAGCGGGGGGAGGTGTTCGCTACTCTTCCCCATACCATCACCATGACACGTTTTCGACAGAGACAAGCTCAAGCTGGTTTTCAAGGTCAGCCATAAACAGCGTCTTGTTCAGCATCTTGCGGGGGTCTCCCTCTCGACGGGAAAACTCAGATCTGCAGGGGTTATCTATCAAGATGGTGTCTGTGTTTCTCACCGTTGAATTGACAGTCATCCTGGTGGTTCTGCCATTAGTAGGCGAAACAGTCAGCTGATGATGGATAGCAAGCCCCAGATCATCACGGTCAAACTTTTCTGCCAGCTTGGCGCGGATCGCTATCTCTACGTCCCTCACCTCTCTGTCGTTCCACGTCAAAAACCAGACCCGCTTACCATTACAAATATCGGTCACTGCCTTATCGACCAGGAAGGTAGTGGCACCCTGCCCAGCCTTGAAATAATGGTGTTTCCACCCTTTTGGCTGTTCTGGCCCCCAGCGATTGAAGATATCCAGCGCCAGCGCCGGCAGGTACGACTGGATGGCCATGGCATAGGCCATGATGGCTTTGCGGCAGGCCTCGACGTGCTTGGGGTCTCCGCCGTTATCCAGGCGCAGCACAAAGGCCTCGAACGCCGGATCCAGCTGGCCGCCGTCAGCCCGGGTGATGATGTATTTGCGCAGCAAGCCCTGTTCCTTGATATTGGTATCCATTCATAGCTCCTTGTGGTGGGGCATGGTGCCCCGCTCGCTTATTTGCTCTCTTCCCGGGCCACGTAGATGGCCATTTTGGCAATGCTTATAGATAGTTCGGCGTACTGCGCCATAAGGAATGGCAGAGCAAATGGTGATGTACTCGTCCGTTCGCCTCTCATGGCTTTTATTACCTTCACATCGTCGTTTGATAGCGTGAGCGGTACACCCTCTTCATTGCGTTGTAATCGGGCTCTGCTTTCCCACTCTGCCAACTGCTTACTGTCCATCCACCCCTCCTTCTGGCTGGGCGCAGTGCCGCTTTTTCTCCTCTGCCATTACTTCCACAGCTATCCACTCTGGGTCTTCCCGTACCGCCAACTCGGCGCCGTCGAATGTCTTGATGTAAGCCCTGATCCCGTGCCAGCGACTCGCCAGCGACGCCTCAGAAACCAGGGCTATCGCCTCCAGTGCTAGGCGGTGTTTTTGCCCCTTGGTGTCAGTTACGGTGATCATGCGGCTACTCCTTTCTGTTCGCAGTAATGACGGGCCAGCTCGCGCAGGGCGTTGGCGCCAATGTCGGTACGCTCTACCAGGCTCTTGTCGGCATTCATCACACCATCGAGCTGCCACTGCTTGAGCCCCAGCACCCTGGATATGATGGGGTCGGCGCCACTGGTCGAGGTCAGGTAAAAGCTCATTACCCCGTTTTCCTGCATATCCCGATCGATGCGCCCCAGGGTCTGCTCCATCACGCCGGGGGACCAATCCAGCTCGCCATAAACCGCGTGGTGACAAACATGCTGCAGGCCGTCGATACCGGCGCCAGCGCGCAGGCTGATGATGATCACTTTGCTGGTGCCGGCGATGAACTGCTCGACCGACTCGCGTTTCTGGGTCGGGCTCTCGCTGCCGGTGTAAAGTACCGGGTTAAGGTCGGCCAGCCGCTCCCGCCAGATCTCGTAAACCATCCGGTGCCAGCCAAACAGCACCACCTGATGCCCTTCATCGACCAGCATGCGCACGAACTCGGCGACAAAGGGCGCCTTGGCCACGCCAGTGGCCTGGCGCATGATCCGGTCAAACTCGGCGCTGGCCTGCATCCGTTCAAAGTTGGTGATGCCGATCGGGTTCAGGATCACCTTGGCCAGCAGCTCGGCGCCGGTGGCATGCTTGGACAGCACCGCCTCGTCAACGTCAAACTCCTGCACGATGCGGGTCACTGGTGGCAGCTCGCGGCCAACTTCTGCGCGGGTGCGGGCCAGCATCAGGCCGTTGCGGCGCAGGTAGTGGCCAAACTCGATAGGGTCTTTCAGGCGTGGCTTGTCGCCGCCAGATATGCACCACTCCCGCAGGAACTCGTCACGGTCGCCGAGGGCATCCGGCTGCAGGATCTGAATGACGTTGAAGAACTCGCCGCCGTAGTTGTAGATCGGCGTGGCGCTCAGGCCCATGCGCCGATCCGCAGCAGCGGCCAGTTTTTGACAAGCCTCATAGATCAGGGAGTCGCTGTTGCGCAGCTGCTGACACTCCTCAAACACCACGTACATGACGATGCGGGAGAGGTGATCGGCCCAGCCGCGCAGCTTGTGGTAGCTGATCAGGATTACGTCAGGCAGGGTTTCCCACAGGTCACGCTTGCGCGGGTTGAGGGACTTGATCAGCGGGTAGGGCTGGCCGCTGTTGATGTGGTGAACCTTGAGGTGCGGCAGGAACTCGGCCATTTTCTCCGGCCAGTGGTTCGGCAGGCTGGCAGGGTAAACCACCACGGCCGGCAGGTTCTGCGGCAATGTCATCGCCACCTGGGCGCTGATGGTTTTGCCAAGGCCTACCTGGTCAGCCAGCAGCAGGCCACCGGTGATCATCATCATTTCTGCCGGCAGCTCCTGGTAGTCACGGGCTGGCTTGGCCAGTTCGCCGAGTACCAGCTGGTGATGCCCGGTCATCAGCTCGACCAGATCATCCTCGCGCTGAACGTGGGCAAGGCTCTTTTCGTCCAGCAGCTGCCGATCCTCTGCAGTCATGGTCATGGGGTAGCGCTCCATGAACCACTGCAGTTCTCTGCTGTTCTCGATGCTGGCCAGCAGGCGGATCTTTTCACTGCCCTGACTGACCCGGGGGAACACCCGCTTTAACCGGGTACGCACTTGCGGCTCGCACTCTACAATCCAGTCGCGGCCGTTGTGCCTCACGCTTCCATACTGACGTTCCATCACATCCCCCTGCGCAGCTTTACCTGCAGGAAGGGGACACCTTCATGCTCTGGCATCCAGACGGTTCTGGCCCAGCTGTTGGTGGCAAGCAGCATGACGCCACGCACATCCGGCAGCTTCTGATAGCGGTGACACTGGATGGCCGCCTTTGGCAGCGATCCCTTGATCTTCACCTCCATCACGATCCCATCGACCATGAAATCGACGCGGTTGCGACGGTCTTGCTGGTGTTCACGCTGGTACTCAATGCCGGCTTCAAGCAGTACCTGCTCGATGCCGTTCTGCAGGTCTGTTTCATCATTGAAGCGGTAGGAATGGGAGCACAGCAGGCGCTGCAGCTGCTCCATCCGTTCGCAGACTGAACTCATTGCGATCTCCTATCGGTGACATATTCCCAGCTGGCGGGCTGGGGTTGGGTCAAGCGGCTGGCCATAAACACCAGGGTGAAGATGGCCAGCACGGTGACAATGGCACGGGTCATGCGGCGACCCTTTTTGCCCATTTCGGGACGTGGTATTTGTATGGGTTATTTGCTCTTGCTATCGCTTCAATGGGAGGCGGGCTAACCGAGTTTCCTACCATCAAAACCTGATCAGCCGTTGAAAGAGGTTTCCCATCGTGGCCAACATGATGGATGTAATCGACGGGGAAACCTTGGCAGCCGTACAGCTCTGGCGGGGTCAGCATGCGCATCCCGATATCTACTATCACCCACTTACTGCCCTGCCATGTGACAGTAACCAAGGCGATACGGTCCTTGGTGGTGATTGTGTGCATCGGGTCTTTGACTGATCCCCATTGGCCACCGCTGGAGTAGTAGCGCATTAGAAATGCGCTTACTCTTAGCGCGCCAGCTTCCTGATCTGCGGTCAAACCAAGGCTACCTTGCTCTACCAGTTCAGTGGTAAGTACAGCGTGGTGCTGACTCCTCGCGGTAATGCACGGTAGCGGGGCATCAATATCCCCTGAACTCATGTTGCGGCGAAGGTGTACCAGGAATGCCTGGATCAGTTGCTGCTGGCTTCCGGTGGCCGTGATGGTGCTGCATGGATTGGTAACTGGGTAGCTAGGCACTGTGTTAAAGCCACCGTTAGCCTGAACCATATATGGCGCAACCAAAGAAAAAGCCCCCCCCTTTGGCCATCCGGTAATGGTTTTCAATGGCTGATCAATGCCGTGTGTGCTTTTGTTGCTCCAATTGGCCAGCTCAAGAACAAACGGCTTTGGGTTTTCCAGTACATGGCGAATCAACCCTATAGCGATGCGCTCCAGGGTGGCGTCGGCCAAAGGCCGCTTTACGCTTAACCCCTGTTCGCGGGCCTGTTCTTTTGTAAGGAAGATGCTCGGGCAAGGCCTGTCCCAGTCGATATGATCGGCTGTGCTACTCCATGGCCGTAGCTGACTGCCTGGCTCAGGATGTTGGGTATGTGTTTTCGCTGGCCACACGATTGGCAGGCCATCGCGGCGAGCCACCATGTAAAGGCGGTTGCGACGGGTTGCAGCACCATAGTCTGCAGCGTTAAGGACTCTTGTTTCCAACCGATATCCAAGTCGCTGTAGTGCAGCAACCCAACGGCGCCATGTTTGACCTTTTCTTTTTGTGTCAGGTACAAGGTATTGCTCGTTGCGCGGAACCCGTTCGCCAGGTGCCGCTACTTCTGTTTTTACCTTGGTCTTGCCACCCTGCTTAACTTCAACCAGCTTGATTACTCGACCGGTTGCTTTATCACGCTTGGCAATCAGTGGTGACCACTGTTGCATCTGCTTGACGTTTTCCATGCTGATCACCACTGGCCCAAGCGCTGCCCACTTGAGCACAACCCACCCCAAGCTGCGTATTTCTTGTTTTCTTGGTTGACCGCCAGCAGCTTGGGAGTGGTGAGTGCAATCTGGACTTGCGTGCAACCATCCGATAGGGCGCCCTTTCAGGATCGCGTGAGGGTCTACTTCCCAGATATCCTCTGGCACATGCAAGGTATGCGGGTGGTTTGCTTCATGCATGGATAAGGCTTTTGGGTTGTGGTTGATGGCAACCCGCATAGACCTGCCAAGACCAACCTCAAGACCAACTGATGCACCACCGCCGCCAGCAAACAAATCCACTTCAATAGTGTCATCGAGGTTTATTTGACGGGCGGCCATAGCTGATTGTACTGCCGCCGTTCTGCGCTGATGCTTGTTCACTTTTTCATTCCTTCACGCAATTCATCCAAAGAGATCCCGAGTTCTGCAGCAAGGCGGCGGTCCTCTATCTCTCGGCGGGTCTGGTGGTTGGCCGGGGCAATCTCGCGGCAGTCGTACTTGTTCCATCGCTCTGCTTTGATGGCGCGCAGTGCTTCCATTTCGACCTTCTGCTGCTGGTAGTGAGCAGGGCTGACAGCACGGATCAGGGGGGTTAAGGTTCTCACTGTGCCACCTCTGCAGTCGCTTCATAGTTGCGGCGAACGTCGCACAGCAAGCGGCAGTTCTCGGTGCCGGTGGCGCTGATCAGCCGCACAAAGACGCGGTGCAGCCCCTCATCACCATCGAGATCCCCCCATGCGTAGAACCCGACCACGCGATAAGGCTCCCAGCTGTTGATGCTGGACAGGTGGATGTGGACGGTCTCGCCCATGGCAGGAAGTTGATCACCTTCGATCGGTGACAGGCCAGTGTGGTCGGCTGGCAAGGTCAGCATTTCGCTGGCCAAGGCGCGCAGAGTCTTGGTGCTGACGGCGGTGCTGCCATCTGGCATGTGGATGGCCAAGCCGTTGAGTGGCTTTTCCAACGTATCGGCCAGCGCCATCAGGGTGTGGAAACCGCGACGGTGCAGCAGGGTCTTGAGGTAGTCGTGATCGGCCTGCAGGGTACGGTAGTCAGATGCCGAGGCTGTATGGTTGAATCTGTCGCTCCAGTCGTTATCTTTCCCTTCCAGCAGTGCATCGATCAGAAGCAGGGCATCACCGCCATAGACGCCACTGGTGATAGCCCACTCGATGCAGCCTCTTGATTCGCGCAACAGGTCTGCCTGAACTCCACACTGATGGGTGGCATCCTTGAGCTGTGCAGACACCTGATCACGCTGTTCCTGCAGCTGGTTGCTGGCAGAGACGGCGGCAGCAATACGGCCCTGATCGCAGTGGGGGCAGTGGTAGTCCCCTGTTGGCCCCTTCGGGTGGTCAGCAAGGGCGATGAACGAGTGGCCCTCTCTGCAGGTGACGCGGGTGGCTTTTTCCATTGGGAACTGTGTTTTCCTTGGTTCTGCCAGGCAAATCTCTTGTTGGCTGGTCATGCTGCTTTCCTTTTATTCAGCTGATAGCGGGCTATCTCTTCCATGGTGGCGTAGCGCCATTCCAGACCTGCGTAATCCTTCACTTTGCCCTTGAGGCAGCGCAGCACTGCGGTTTGGGTGAAGTTGTTGGCCTCGGTCTCTGCCAGGCAGCCAAAGAAATATTCGGTGCCCAGCTTTACGCATTTGGCGATCACGGCGCGGCGATTGTGAGCGGTGCCGTCATGGACCTTTTTAACCGCAGGCTTGCGCGGCGGCAGGGCTGGCAGGATCCCCAGCTTGCGACAGCGCGCTGCGATGGCATGCAGGCAGCGCGGGTCGATGTGGTGGCGAGCAGCAATGGCCGGGATCCCCTTCCCCTCTGCTGCCAGCAGTTCTCTGGCGGCGGCTTCGTTGCACTTCTCAACCTGAACGCCATTTACCCGAACAAAAACACCCTGTCTCACAGCTGTTCCTCCACGCTGATAGCACCGAAATTGATGTATTCGGCGCCGGTCTGGTCGATGGCAGCAGCCCGTATTTCGCTGTCTGTCATCGGGTGGTGTGACTCCACCAACCCGGTCAGGGTGTCGAAGTCGTTGCCCGCCTCACGGGAGGCGGAAAGTTGGTAGCGATATGCCGGCATTCATTCCTCCAGCGCGGTGGCGCACTCGTAAGGGATGGTGATGATCTCGCCTCGGCCGTCATGTCCATCTGGCTTGACCAGGTAGCAGGCCGGTTGAACCTCTGACAGGCCGACGATGGTGCCGGTGCGGTTGCCAAGGCTGACCAGTACGCGGCGGCCGGTGGCCAGATCTGGCGTGATGGAGTGGTTAGCCACCCACGCCAGCAACTGGTGGTGGTGCAGGGTGTCTATGTGCGGCTGCAGCATGGCCAGCGCGTCGGCGATGGCCGGCGACACGTCCCACCCGTGTTCGTCAGTCAATGCCTGGCACAGCTCTGGGCCAGTCATGCCAAAGAACCACACCGATTCGATATGACTGATCCGGGTTGGCAGTTCCTCGTCACTGAATTGACCATCCAGGGTCTCGGCGCAGGCGTGGCGGATCAGGTAGCTGTCTATGGTCGGGCGCGGTGGGGCACCGTGCCCCATATCCTGATCTGACAGCTCGATCGCGGCGCAGGTGGCCCAGAGGGCCACAGGGCCGGTAAAGCTGTCGTGTACTGACAGCAAAAACCAACCCTCACCCACCGGTTGAACGAGCGGGAGCTGAGAAAATACGTGGCTGTTCTCGTATTCAGCGCGCAGGGCGGCGGCCTGCTGTTCTGGCATGCTGTCGAGCGCATCGAGCAGGTCAACGATCAGAAAGCTGGTGATGCCAACCTCTTCAAACCAGCGGCGCATATCCTGCAGCATGGTCTTGGTGGTCCACTCTGGCAGCTGCGGGTGCTGCCACTCTCCGATACTGCTGCGAACGACCGGGTGAGCGGTGATGCGGTTAGCCATGATGCACCTCCCGCTTGATCTGCTTGATGCAAAAATCTGCGCGGATCTGGCAGTGCTTGCGGTCCTTCTCCTTGTTGGCGAACACCAGGGCGCGATCCCACGCGGCGGCGGCATCGCTCCATTCGCGCTGACGCTCATGGGTGATCGCGGTGCTGGCCATCATGTTGTAGGCGTTGCGGCACTCGACGGGGGCCATGTCACGAATGTGCTTGTTGGCTTTCATGCGCGGTGCTCCTGTCCTTTGACTGGGTGCGGGCGCACTTCGATAGCCAGCGGCGCGCTGTCGGTATCGCGGAACGACTGGCCATGGCGGCGCAGATAGCTGGCGTCGTGGCTGGGGACCAAGATCACCGTGCAGCCGGCGAACTCGGCGGCGATGCGCTCACAGATCAGGTGATCGTCATCCATCAGCACCAGGTCGGCAGGGCGCTTGCGGAATGACTGCAGCAGGCGGCCCACTTCCTCGACCTTGAAATCGGCTGATGGGCGGTGATCCTCTTCATCACGCATCCAGAGCGGGGCGGATGGCGCACCAATGGCGGCCAAGCTGGCGCGGGTTAGCTCCATGGCGCTTTTGCCGCGGGCGGTCAGGTACATCAGTTGGTAATGGGGGGCCAGCAGATTGAGCAGGGCGACGCGGTAGGCCACCGGCTTGTCATCGAGACAGGCGTGATTGAACTCGCGCCAGTCTTCCGTTCTGCAGGCGTCAATGGCCGGCATCTTGTCGGCTCGGTGCAGGTTGTTCAGCAGGGTGCCATCGAGATCGCAGATCAGCATGCGGCTGCTTGAGGTGCTGCTGATATCTGGGATGTGGTAGGCGAACATGTGGATCTTGTCGCTCGGCCAGGTGTCAGTCTTGCCGTTGATATCCTCGAACACGGTTTCGTGTTCGTTCTGCGATACGATCCTGCATAGCTGGCCACCATTGAGGCGGCGATGGGTGTAATCCGTCATATCTGATCTCCTTCCGAAGGGCTGGCGGCCCCTATTCCATGGTGATTTTGATGGCCTGCTCGTTCCCTATTGCGGCCATCTGTTTGAGCACTATCAGCGCGCCTGGGTGCGCTGCGCCCTGCTCAATGGCGTAATCCTCTATCGCCTTTATTACGTCGGCTCTCTTGCCGATCGACCGGTAGACAACCGGCTTTTCGCATCCTCCTGCTTTCGCAAGTTCGTCCATTTTCAAGGTCTGGTACTGGCGGCCTTGGCTCAACTTGATGGCGGCCTCCAGCAACATCACCCGGCGCTCAACCTTCCCGATCCGACTCCGTTTCTTCTGTTCCATCCCCCACCCTTTTGTCTGGTAACCCGTGGAGTGCATCCAGCGTCTTTTGGTCTGGCTCCCTCGTCTGGCGGCTCAGGCTCAGGGGCGAAATATCCCAGCGCTCGGCGATCTCCTTCATCTGCCATCCCTTGGCCTCTGCTTCGATCCTGAATCGGCTTTTCCGCCTCTTTTCACCGGGCGCGCCGCGCTTTCGTCTTGTCATTGTTCCCATCTAGTAACATTCATAATGAACCGCGCTGTTAAAATTTTCAATATACAACCATGAATATTATCAAGGTCATTTCCTATATGCGCCAGCGTATATTTCATGTTTTTGTGAAATAAATTGTCTTTATTAACAAGCTCTTAACCATAAGTTACTGATTTCAAAGGGCTAAAACCGGAACCGGAAACGAACATTGAAAATTTTCAAAAAATTAGGGGGTGCACGAGTTCGACGCCACCCTCGTGGCAGCTCGGACCGGGGAAGGACCCGCAGCCATATAGCCATCCAAATGGCCAAGCGTTTCGGGTGAGGAGCTGCCGAACGGCAAGGGCAAGGGCAAGGGCAAGGGCAAGGGCAAGGGCAAGGGCAAGG